AAACGATGATATTGGTGAGTATATTCAGAATACTGTAAACGCATTGCCTTCTTTTTTAGGACTTGCTACAGTTGTTTATACTCCTACCGCCACATCAATAACAATTCAGGGGCAGTCAAACTACTACTTTGGAGTTGATGCATTAGTAAACCTAACTGCAAGTGGAATTACACCAAGCCCATCGTCATCATTAGGCGCAACATTTATAGATGGTAAATACACTGTAACGTGGACTCTTACAGATGACGGTACGACATACACATCAGTTACAGAATCATACTTCCTTTGCAACGTAGAGTGCTGTGTGAGGGGTAAGATGTCTGCGATTGATGTAAGTTGTGGGTGTACTGGAGACAAAAAGAACGAGGCTGCTATTGAAGCAATGTTAATGTTGCAAGGGATAAAAGCCGCTGCTGCATGTGGAAAGGACGCTAAAGCTGATAAGTTGCTTGAAGGACTTCAGGCGATATGTAATAACGAATGTAAAAGCTGTTAAAAAATGAGCTGTAATTCATGTTCAAATGTAACATTACCTGGAGTTCCAGGACCTGCTGGACCTGTTGGACCTGCTGGTGCTGCTGGTGCTGCTGGTGCTAACGGTACTAACGGTACTAACGGAACAAATGGTACTGATGGTACTAACGGTGTATCGATACTTCATTACGATGTGGCTCAAGGAACTTTTTCAGCATCAGCCATAGGTACTACAAACCAAACCACAGCAACCACAAAAAGGTCTTTCATTATTCCTGAGGACACTTGGGAAATTGAGGGTGATATGGTAGAGGTTGAGTTGATGATGATAGGAGAACCATATGAACCTACTGGTTTTGGTTTACTTGCAAGACATAGTGTATATCTTGAATTAGATGGTAATCCAATTGAAATAGACCACGTTAGCACTCAACTTGGTTTTCCTGGTTATGCTGGTTGCCCAGCTTCAATTGGTCCTTTAATTCATTTAAAGACACAGCTTATACTGACTGATGTAGCAACAAAAAACATAATACCTATCACAGATTTTGAATCAAAGGCAGGAATATACTCAGATTTAACAAGTGATACTTACATTAGCTCAAAAGATTCTGAGCATAAATTCAAAAACAGAGGAGCTTCTACGAACCCATCAACAGCATTAGACGCTGCAATGAATTTAAAAGTTTCAGCATTAAGTGTAGATTCAAGTGTAAATGTAAATATGTTTTACGCTAAAATAACAAAATACAAAAAGTCTTAAAATGTCTGGATTAGAGAATATTGTAACTCTTAATGCTTTAGCAAGCGGAACAGTAAATGTACACGTTGACAAAGCCCCTTCTGCTACATTAAGTAGTGCTACAACTGCACGAATAGCTGGAACTGTTACTTTAAGTGGAAACTTTAATGTTTCTCCGTCTGGTACACCAGTAAAAAACACTTCTGTAAAGATTCTTTGGGAGGCTTCGGTAACGCTATCTGGGAATAGTGTTGTGATATTCGGTGAAACTGTTCCTGACGAGTTAGCCGCAAAAAACTTTGTAGCTGAATGCGTTTACGATGGTGCTGCTTGGGTAGTTAATATTCTACCTGACTTTGCGGGTGTAGGTATTATTGGTGAAGACAGGCTCGCAGCCAGTTCAGTAACCACAGCTAAGATTGCTGATGATGCAATTACACTTGCAAAGGTTGATGCTCCTGGAACAGGAAAGATAATCTACGGAGATGGAACGGGTGATCCAAAGTATCTGACAATACAGGATGCTGAGTTTATCATAGGAGATACGGTTCTTGGTGCTACTGCACAGACGATATCAGGAGATGCAAGTGTTACTAAGTCAGGAGCGTTGACGATTGCAAACAGTGCGGTAACTACTGCTAAGATAGATGACGCTGCTGTAACTGCTGCGAAACTTGATGCATCTTCAAGAAAGGCATCGATAGCCATACCAGTGTCTTTTGAAACGGCAGGAGAGATCGGTGTGTTGAAATATACCATGTGTTTCGATTGTACGGTAGACGCTATTCACGCTACAGTAACAAAACCAGCAGTTACAGATACGGCTACGGCTATATTCAAAGACCATGGTGGAACTGTACTTACAGGATCTCAGATTGACATAACAACAGGTCTTGTTTTAGGAAACATCGTTACAACAACGCCAACAGCAAATAACACGTTCCTTGCTGGTGAACAGATTACTATTGAAACAAGTAAGACAACGGCAGGAAGCGGTAATTTCACAGCGATACTGTTCCTGACACATGACTAATGGGATACAGGATAGAAAATAAGGCAACAGAACTTCTCATCTACGATATGGATGGGAAGAACATTACTTATTATCCTAAGTCAGAACTGTCCGTGTCTGCTAGTAATGGTAATATCATCATTACAAGAACAGTAGGTGATATTGTAAGTATAATATTCAGTCAGGAGGCATCAAAGATAGATGATCCATCAGTTAATTCAGTGTATGAACTTGTTACTACAATAAAAGCGTACCTACAGAGTGATGGTGGAGATAGCTTCTCAGGTGGATGGGCTGACTATGCTGATTTTGCTACGACAGGAACACCGTTGAATGTTACTGCTGTTTACAGCGTAATTACCAATGACGGTCTTGGTTTAAATACAAACACATCATACCTGCCAGAGGGCGTTACACAGCTTTGGGATTCATCCACAAACTCTTTTGATTGGAGCGAGTTGAAGATTGGAGATATGATTGATATACGACTTGATCTTTCTGTTACAACCGTAACAAACAATACTGCGGTAGACGTAGATTTGTTTATGGGTTTTGGTGGGTCTATTGATGTTCCATTCATATCTGCTCAAAACTTTAAGACGGGAGGAACATATAATCTTATCAGATATCAGGGACTTTACATAGGGAGTGAGGATGTAAGAAATAATGCTGCACAGTTAAAGATAAAAGCTGACAATAACTGTACTTGCGTTGTAAATGGTTGGTATGTAAGATACACTAAGAAAGGAGTATGATATTCAGTGAGCAGAACATAACGAACAGAACGGTATTAGCGAGGTGTTGCTTCGCTGATATGGTCATTGATATGCTTGAAGCTCGTGCCATCGGAGATACCGAACTGTACGAGTGTAAAAAGAAAAAGGCAATGTTCCTGTCATATGCTATTGGAGAAATGTGTACCTACATCGATGAAGGTATTTATACATTGAATCAAAGCACAGATACAGAGGTTTCCTGCTTCAAGGATTCTGTAGCAAAGAAGTTCCTTGCCCAAATGGATGAACTGTGTGGATGTCCGTGTGGATGTTCAGATGCAAAAATATTAGACGATAATCTACCTAAATACATTTAAAATGTCAAAATTATCACCAGGCGAAGTAGAAAGCCTAAACAAGTTGAGAAAGGTTGTAGGAAATGGATGTAAGAATCTTGTAGCATCTGTATCATCATACACAGGACTCGGTGCTTACTCTTTCATTGTGCAGGAAGATACTGCCATCAGTCTGCTTAAAGTTAACGGTACTGATGTTACTTCTGACTACGGTCTTGGAGGTGCTGTTACTGTTAAGGGAGGCGCATACTTCGTTGTGCCTGAAGGAAGCGCAATAACCGATATTACTGTTGATAGCGGAAGCGTTATCATCTACAATCTGTAAGTAATGCCTGGAATACACAATGGCATAGGAACTACTTTTAGAAGCTCTGCTTTTGGCGGAGGTGCTACACCTGTCAACCATGACTTCGTATCAACTTGGGACACGACAAAGCCAGGTAGTGCAAGTAATACCGTTGTTCTTCCATTGCTGTCAGGAGGCACGTACTTAGGAACGATAGATTGGGGAGACTCGACAACATCAGTTTTAAGCTACGCTAACAGAACGCACGTTTACGCAAGTAGCGGAACATACACGATAACCCTTTCGGGAACGATTGAAGGCTGGCTATTTAACAATGGAGGCGATAGGCGTAAAATTACTGACATCAGTAATTGGGGCAATCTAACCATGACAACAGGTGCAGCATTCTACGGATGTCAAAATATGGATGTGTCAGCAACAGATTCTCCAATTATCAGTTCTACCACATTAGGGAATTGCTTTAGAAATTGTACGTCACTCACTACACCCGATTTCAGCAGTTGGGATGTAAGTGGAGTTAATAGTATGCAGCAGATGTTCGATGGCTGCTCATTGTTCAATGGTGATGTAACTACTTGGGATGTCAGTAATGTGACCACATTTGTGTATAACTCAGCGGCGTTTAGACTTGGAATGTTTCAGAACTGTTTTCAATTCAATCAAGATATTAGTGGATGGGATGTTTCATCATCAACAGACCTGTCTGGAATGTTTACTAGCTGTAGAGTGTTTGACCAAGATCTTAGCAATTGGTATATGAATAACAAGACCGAGTTGGGTTCAATGTTCAACGGTTGTTATGTGTTCAATAATGGTGGTTCTGATGGTATTAAAAATTGGAATGTAAGTAATTGTATAGACTTTGCTAATATGTTCGGCAGCGCAAGGGCATTCAATCAACCAATAGGAAATTGGAATGTAAGTTCTGCTCAATACATGAGCTTTATGTTCGGTGCTGCGTGGTCATTCAACCAAGACATAGGTTCTTGGAATGTTTCTAATGTTACTACCATGGCTAGAATGTTCGATTCAGCAAGAGACTTTAATAATGGTGGCTCAGATTCAATTAGAAATTGGGATATAAGCAGTAACACAAGTATGTATCTTATGTTTGGTAGAGGATCATTTAGTGGAGATCAACCAACATTATTCAATCAACCTATTGGAGATTGGGATACATCATCTGTAACCAATATGAGTTCTGTGTTCCATCAAAATACTACATTCGATCAAGATATAAGTAATTGGGATATTACCAATGTAACTACAATGCAAGCGTTCTCTTTTGAGTTCGGTTCAACTACTCCAATCAGTACAGCTAATTATGATGCTTTATTGATTGCATGGGAGGCTCAATTAGAAGCGGATTATCCATCTGGTAGTGGATATACTGCAACTATTACAGTTGACTTTGAGACAAGTCAATTTTCAAGCGCATTGATGAATGTAGGCGAGGCACGTTATAATTTACTTAACGTATTCGGCTGGACAATAACTGACGGAGGAGCCGTCTAAAAAAAGAAAAAACATGAACACAATAGATCACCCACCAGTTAGAACGTATTGGATCACCTTCGATGGTGATGACAAAGAATCCGTGTTAGGTTACGGATGGACAAATCCAGATCAACGGACAGATACTATTCATGTATGGGAGACCACAACGGACGAAGCCGTTTGGCTTGCAAGACTACTTGAGTACGGTATCGTTCCTGAGATTGATGAAGAAGGAAACCTTATAAATTAATGAACAATGAAACACTTCTTAGAAGAAATAGGCATTAACATTGCCTTTGTGTTGGCAGGACTTGCTGGGTCACTTGTAACTGTAAGTAACGATGCTACAAAGAATCTGAAGTCTTCTATTGCAGGTATTATAGCAGGTACATTCTCTGCTAATTATCTCACTCAGGTAGTTGTTGAGGTGACAGGTTTAAATGGGAAGACAGAGTACGGTCTTGCATTCATTCTTGGTTACATCGGACTCAAGGGAGTAGAGAAACTATCAAAGAAAATATTCAACGAAGATGATAGCAGTAGCAATTAACGAGGTATCAAATCTTGT